GGCGTACCACGCATCCGGCCCGACGTCCTCAAACGGCGTCTCGGGCAGCTCGGACACGTCCGGCTCCCCGGCCATACGGTAGAGGATCGAGACAAGCATGGCGCGCGTCGTCATGCCGTCGGGGTCGAACAGGTCGTTTCCGACGCCGCTCATGAGGCCGAAGAGCACACAGTAGTCGATGCCCTTGTGCGCCCAGCTGTCGGCGGAGACCATATCGTCAAAGGCGCTCCCGGCGCAATACTTATCGCCGATGCAGGGGTCGGGGATCTTGGCCGTCTCGGTCTTGCCGCAGATGGAGCAGGTGCGCTCCATGTTCACGGCGCCGTCCTCCGTCTCGATCGCCGTCCAGGTGCTCCAGTGGTGGACGGGATAATAATACTGCACCGCCTCCGTGACGCGCTCGCTGCCCTTGAAATAGTTCACGGTGCTGCCGTTGGTGAGCGTCATGGTGTAGATCGTCTGGTAAGCCGGGTCAAGCACACGGTACTCCGTGGCTGAGACCTGACCGATGATCATGACATAGTGGCCGTTGGCTGAATAGCTGTCAAGGTGGATGATCGGCGGACTGTAGTTGCCTTCGCCGCCGACGTAGCGCGAGATGGCCTCGGCGAGCGAGGTCTTGTAATACGTCGCGCCGCAAAAGCCGACATCCTCCGGCGTGGTGGCAAAGGGCGTGCCGTAATGCCCGCGGCTGCGCCAATAGTCGCCGAGCGCGCCGGGCGTGGCATCGATGCCGAGGTAGGACAGGGCCATGGAAATGCACGCCGTGAAGCACTCATGGTTGGCATAGCCGACATAGCTGCCCCAGTAGTCGGCGCAGAACTGATCCGTATAGGACGGCACCTGCGAGATGTAGCGCACGGTGCCCGCTTTCACGCCGGAGTTTTTCGCATATTCCACGCTCGCATACGGCGCGGCATCGACCCGGCTGGCCGCCGCGGCGCCCAGCGTCAGACAGGGCAGCAGCCCCGCGAGCAGGCACAGCGTCAGCGCCAGACTGACAATTCGTTTCTTCATAGATAATACCCTCTGTTCCGGATTTTGCTGAGTGTTGACATAACACGCACACACAGATGCATATTTTACACCAAGTGTTACGAGATTGCAACCTTTTTTGCTTTCCTTTCCAGCTTTTGTGGAGCGCGGCAGTGAATTTTGACCGGGTTTGACGCACAAAGTGGGGACGAAAAGAAAACAAGCGAAAGCAGAATTTATCGTTATGTCAACCGAAACGCCGGACAGTTCCGGACTTATGACACGAGCCGGTGACATCTGCATCCGCGGAAAAGCGAAAACAAGATAACGTTTCGCTTGACATATATGCAAATGCATAATAAAATGGAAATAGAAGGGGTGCACACCGCATGGTGCAAATACGACCGCCAAAAAAACCGCACGACAGCCGCAAAAGAAAGCTGCGCGAAACATTATGTAAACCGTTTACCGGAAGAGGCACAAGGTCAGCAGATGGGCGTGGGTGCAGCCGGGGCGCGGTCAGCGGGCGCTTGGCGGCTGGGCAGGTGCTTGGCAAGCGGAAAAACACAAAAGGAGGATGGTACATGGGACAGGAGACAAACGCGGCGCTGCGGCACAAGCTGCGCGCGCAGCGCGCGGCCTATGAGGAGCTGCTGGGGCTCGCGGGCGCGATCATGGCGGCGCTGTGCGTGCGCCGGGGCGACGGCGGCACGCTGCGGCTGCCGAAGCAAGCCGTACACGATGCGCTCACGCGCTATGAATTCGCGGCGGCGGCCGAGGGCGAGGACTACGTGCTCTCATACCGGGAGCGCGGGACATGATGGACCTTGAGGACGAAAAGGCGCGCATCCTCGAACAGCTGGCCGAGATGGCAGCCGACACGACCGTGAAGCCGGAGCTGCGGCTCAAGGCAGCGGGGATGGTGCTCGGTCAGGCGAGCGACAAGGACGCCGGCGAGGCAGAGCCGCAGGTGCTGCGCTTTGAGGGCGCGCTCGAGCAATGGAGCCGGTGAGGTGAGGCAATGGCACGCAAAAACGAGCCCTATATTTATAAGGTGCTGCGGCGCGAGACGCCGAGTCCGCGCCAACAGGAATTTTTCCGCGCAGAGGCGGCAAACATCGCCTACGGCGGGGCGCGCGGCGGCGGCAAGAGCTGGGCCATGCGGCGCAAGCTCGTCATGCTCGCCATGCGCTACCCGGGGCTAAAGCTCCTGCTGCTGCGCCGGACGCTGCCGGAGCTGCGCGCAAACCACATCCTGCCGCTGCAGCGGGAGCTTGCGGGATACGCCGCGTGGAACAGCACCGAGCGCGCGTTTCGCTTTCCGAACGGATCGCGGCTCGTGATGGGCTACTGCGACAACGACAGCGACTGCGCGCAGTATCAGGGGCAGGAGTACGAGGTGATCGGCTTCGAGGAGGCGACGAACTTTGAGCCCGACTGGCTGACCTTCATCGCGACCTGCCTGCGCACGACACGCACGGATTTCACGCCGCGCATCTACTACACCTGCAACCCCGGCGGTCCGGGGCACGCGTACATCAAGCGTCTGTTCATCGACCGGACGTTCCGGGACGGAGAGGACCCGGCAGACTACGTGTTCATACCGGCAAAGGTCTATGACAATCAGGTGCTGATGCAGCGCGACCCCGGCTATCTTAGGCGGCTCGAGGCGCTGCCGCCGGCAAAGCGGCGCGCGCATCTTGAGGGCGACTGGAACGTATACGAGGGGCAGGTATTCGCCGAATGGCGCGACGACCCTGCACACTACGCCGACGGAAAGTGGACGCACGTGATCGAGCCGTTCGACATTCCGGACACATGGCGGGTATACCGCAGCTTCGACTTCGGGTATGCAAAGCCGTTTTCCGTGGGCTGGTGGGCGGTGGATTTTGACGGGCGGCTATACCGCATCCTCGAGCTCTACGGCTGCGTGCCCGGCGAACCGGACACCGGCGTGCGCTGGACGCCGGAGCAGATCTTCACGCAGATCCGCACCACCGAGACCACGCACCCCTATCTGCGCGGACGGGACATCCGGGGTGTGGCAGACCCCGCGATCTGGGACGCATCGCGCGGCGACAGCATCGCCGACATCGCCGACCGGTACGGCGTGTACTTCGAGCCCGGCGACCACCAGCGTCTGCCCGGCTGGATGCAGGTACACTACCGGCTGGCATTTGATGCGGCGGGGCTGCCGATGCTGTACGTGTTCCGCAACTGCCGGGACACGCGGCGCACGCTGCCGCTGCTGCGCTACGACGCGCACGCGCCCGAGGACGTCGACACACGGCAGGAGGACCACATCGCCGACGAGATCCGGTATCTGTGCCAGTCCGATCCCATTGCGCCGCGACCGGCGGTGCAGCGAACGCCGCAGGTGTTTGACCCGCTGAGCAACTGATTATGTAAACACGGAAAGACTGCGATGGCAGTCTCTTTTTCTCGAAAAATTTTAAAAGTTATGTAAACTATTTGCCGAAAACGGCAGCAAAGGAGCGTCTATGACAAACGAAAAAACGAACCCCCTGCCCTACCGTGCGGCGGCAGAGGCCGGGCTGCCGGAGATACGTGAGCCCGTGATCACGCCCGACGACGTTGCGCGCGGCACGCAGCTGCTGCGCCGCTACAAGGACGGCAAGCGCGCACTTGAGGCGCGCATCATCGCCGACGAGCAGTGGTACCGCCTGCGGCACTGGCAGTATCTGCGCGACCGGCGGCGCGAGCAGGGCGCCGACGTGGTGGAGCCGACGAGCGCGTGGCTGTTCAACGCCATCGTCTCGAAGCACGCCGACGCGATGGACAGCTTTCCGGAGGCGGTGATCCTGCCGCGCAGCGAGCAAGATGAGCCGGACGCGAAGGCGCTGTCGGCCATCGTGCCGGCGGTGCTGGAAAAGACGCACTTCGAGCAGGTGTGGTCGGACGCGTGGTGGTATAAGCTCAAGCACGGGTGCGCGGCCTACGGCGTGTTCTGGGACAGCGCCGGCAGCGGCGGTCTCGGCGACGTGGCCGTGCGGCAGCTCGACCTGCTGAACCTGTTCTGGGAACCGGGCATCACCGACATTCAGGACAGCCGCAACCTCTTCGTGTGCGCGCTCGTGGACAACGACGACATCGCGGCCGCATGGCCGGATGCGCGTCCCGGAAGCTGCGGCGTGGAGCTGGCGCAGTATCTCTACGACGACGCGGTGGATACCTCCAACAAGAGCATCGTCGTCGACTGGTACTACAAAAAGCCGCTGCCCGGCGGCGGCACGGCGCTGCACCTCGTGAAATTCACCGGGCGCGACCTGCTCTACGCGAGCGAGAATGACCCCGCCATGGCCGGGGGCTTCTACCCGCACGGGCAGTACCCGGTCGTGTTTGACGTGCTCTACCCCGAGGCCGGAACGCCGTGCGGCTTCGGCATGATCGCCGTGAGCAAAGATCCGCAGCAGTATATCGACCGGCTGAGCGGCAACCTGCTCGAGATGAGCATGAAGGCCTCTACGCCGCGCTTCTGGGTGAAAAAAGGCTGCGGCGTGAATGCACAGGAATTTCTCGACTGGTCAAAGCCGCTCGTTGAGGTCGAGGGCAGCATCGACGACGAGCGGCTGCGCCAGATCAGCCTCTACAACCTCGACGGGCAGTGGGTGAATATGCTGCAGCTCAAGATCAACGAGCTCAAGGAGACGAGCAACAGCCGCGACGTGACGCAGGGCAGCGTGTCCGGCGGCGTGACGGCGGCGAGCGCCATCGCCGCACTGCAGGAGGCCGGAAGCAAATCCAGCCGCGACACGCTGCGCGCGAGCTACCGCGCGTTTGAGCGCGTGGTCGAGCTCGTGATCGAGCTCATCCGCGCCTATTACACCGAGACGCGCCCGTTTCGCGTGGCGGCGCCGGGCGCGCAGGGCTATACCTTCTGCACCTACTCCAACGCCGGGCTGCGCGCCCGCGTCGTGGGCACGGACACCGACGGCGGGGCGCTTTGCCGCGCGCCGGCCTTTGACGTATCCGTGCACGCGCAAAAGGAGAGCCCGTATGCGACCGCATCGCAAAACGAGCTGGCGCGGCAGCTGTACCAGCTCGGGGTCTTTAACCCCGCCTTCGCGCAGCAGGCCGTGCCGATGCTGGAGATGATGCAGTTTCCGGGGCGCGACAAGGTGCTCGAGGCCGTGCGCGGCAGCATCGCGCCGCCGCAGCCGGAGACACCGGAGGCGGACGCGGGCACGGATGCGCTGCTGCGCGCACAGGAAGAAAAAAACCGCATCATCACAGAAAGCGCCCGCTGAGGGCAGAAGGGAGCACAGAGCATGGATGAAAACAACATGACCGCAGCCGAGCAGACCGCCCCCGCTGCGGCACAGACCGAAGCGCCGGCGGAAGCCGCTGAACAAACCGTGACCATCGGCGCGCTGCGCGGCGCGATCGAGCGCAGGCAGGAGCAGAATATGCGCCGCGCGGCCGAGCAGGCCGCCGCGCGCTGGTCGCACGAGGCGGACGAGCTGACGGCGCAGTGCCCGGACTTTGATCTGGGTGCGGCGCTGAAGGATGCCCGGTTTTGCGCGCTGCTGCGCGCGGGCATAGACGTGCGCACGGCATGGTTTGCGCTGCACGCACAGGCGCTGCTGGAGACGGCCTGTCTGCGCGCCGGACGCAGCGCCGAGCAGCGCGTGAGCGAGCACATCCGCGCCCGCGGTCTGCGCCCGGTCGAAAACGGGCTGGGCAGCGGCGGCGCGGGCATCGTGGTGCGGCCGGACGTGTCGCGCATGAGCCGCGCCGACCGTGCGGAGCTTGCCGCGCGCGCGGAGCGCGGTGAGCGCGTGAAGCTGAGCCTGTGACCCGCTTCGCGTACATCTGCCGGAACGGCCGGTGCGTGCTGCGCGCGGACGGTCACGCGGCGTACTGCCCGGGCAGCGACATCGTGTGCGCCGGGGCATCGGCACTCATGTGCGCGCTGGCGGGTGCGCTCGACACACTCGGCGCACAGGGCGTGCAGCGGACGCTCAGCGCCGGACACGCAGCCATCGCAGCGGACGACCGGACCGATGTGCGCGCGGCGTTTACCGTGGCCGTGACAGGCCTACGGCAGCTTGCCGAGGCCTACCCCGGCCACGTTGCGGAGGACACCGGCCGCACCCCCGCACAGGAGGAACCCAACGGCAGCACAGCGGCCGGGTGCTGCCCCGCCGCTGTCCCCGGAAGCGGACAGCAGAGAAAAAAGGAGACATGAGTATGGAAAACATCCGCATGAACCTGCACCTGTTTGACGCAAACACGCAGGTGACCACCCAGCAGAGCCTGACCGAGGAGATGAAGACGTTCTATTCGGACTACCTCATCGACGCGGCCGAGCCCGAGCTCGTGCACGATCAGTTCGCGCAGAAGCACCCCATCCCCGCAAACGGCGGAAAGACGATCCAGTTTCGCCGCTTCGCCCCGCTCGGCAAGGCGCTGACCGCTCTGACCGAGGGCGTGACCCCCGACGGGCAGAGTCTGAGCATGAGCACCGTTGA